ACCACGCAGCAGGCGATCAGCGCAATCGGAGCCTTCTATGATGCTCGTTACGCTAACGATGAGAAGAACGCAGAGAGGGCTTTTAACATTCAAAAGAAGTTGTCTGTCGCCCAAGCAGTAGTTCAGGGCGTAGAGAGCGTTGTAAACGCTTACGCTACCGCTCAAAAGTCACCACTTACTGCGCTATTCCCTGCATACCCTGTTGTAGCAGCAGGAGCCGCAGCAGCATTTGCTGCAAGCCAAGTTGCACTGATTAATAGTCAACAATACCAATCAGCAGGCGCAGGAGGATATGACTCAGGCGCAACCGCACCTTCGGTTCCCTCACAACCTGCACAATTCAACATTGTAGGTCAAGGTGGTGCCAACCAACTGGTAGAAGGCATTGCAGGACAATTTGACCGACCAATCCGTGCTTATGTGGTCAGCGGAGAAGTTATTTCAGGAGCAGAGCTTGACCGCAGACGCATACGAACCGCAACATTCGGATAATGAAACTGATTGAACTTATACTTGATGAAACGATGGCCCTCACGGGCATTGATGCCATCAGCCTCGTAGAGCATCCTGCCATTGAGGAGGACTTCATCGCCCTGAACTCAAAACGCCTTGAGTTTGCTACGCAGAGCGAAGAAAAGCGCATCCTAATGGGAGCAGCACTCGTGCCAAACAAACCCATCTATCGAGTTAATGGCGAGGAGGAGTTCTACGTTTACTTTTCAGAGAACACCATCCGCAAGGCAAGTGAGATGTTCTTTCAAAAGGCCAAGCAGAACAACGCTACCCTTGAACACGAGGTAGGCATCAACGGCCTCACGGTGGTTGAGTCTTGGATTATCGAAGATGAGACCCACGACAAGAGCCGCAAGTACGGAATGGATTTACCTGTTGGCACGTGGATGGTTTCTATGAAGGTCAATAACCCTGAGATTTGGGATGGCTTTGTAAAGACAGGCAAGGTCAAGGGATTCTCAATCGAAGGGTACTTTGTGGACAAGATGAACTTCGCCAAGCAAGAGATGGAAGTTCTTGAGGAGCAAGAGGCGGCCTTACTACTCTCGCAAATCGTAGCCATCATCAAACGTGATGGTCGCAAGAAGTCAGGCAAGCGTATGGAGTTGGAATCCTACTCGGACTATCCCGAAGCGGTACGTAACAATGCCAAGCGGGGCATTGAGCTTAACGAGAGCAACGGCAACAAGTGTGCTACGCCTGTTGGCAAGGTGCGAGCGCAGCAATTAGCACAAGGCAAGCCCATCAGCGTAGAGACAATCACTCGTATGCATTCGTACCTATCAAGAGCCGAAGAATACTACGATGAGAACGACACCAAAGCCTGCGGCACTATCTCGTACTTGCTATGGGGAGGATTGGCTGCAAAGCGTTGGGCAGAGAGCAAACTTAAAGAACTTGGCAAATTATGATGCGCCCACAACGCCTACCTGTATCATCACCAAGAGGTGGCAACAGGGGATGTCTCTGCAAGGACAATACCTACTCACGCAAATGTTGTAATGGGTCGCTTGCTGCTCAAGGCATAGGTTCGCTCGTGGGTCAAGGCACAAGCGTCAAGATACGAGGCGAAGAATGGCAGACCATCAATACCCGATGGGAGGCCACTAACACATTGTGGCAGGACTTATAAAAATGTTACAATTAACCAACCCCTTTTTATTTAGTTAGATATGAAAGCAAATTCTATTCTGAACCGCATCCTTGCCGAGCTATCATCCATCCGTGAGGTGAAGTTCGAGCAAATGACCCTTGAGAACGGAGCCGTTCTTGAGGCTGAAGTATTTGAAGCAGGAAACGAGGTATTTGTCGTGAGTGGCGAAGACCGTGTGCCTGCTCCTGTTGGTGAGCATCTTCTTTCTGATGGCCGTGTATTGGTCATCGCTGAAGAAGGTATCATCGCTGAGATTAAAGAGGCATCTGAAGAAGTTGAAGTTGAGGTAGAGGTAGAACAACCTGAAGCCGAAGTTGAACTCGCAGAAGTCGAAGTAAAAGAAGAAGCTCCTGCCGTTGCAGCAATCGTAGAGAAAGTTCTCGAAGAGATTGCAATGATGCGTGAGGAGATGAAAGCAATGCGTGAGGAGATGGGCGGATATGCCAAGAAGGAAGAGATGTCGGCTATCAAAGCTGAATTGTCTGCTGAACCTGCTGCGAAGCCCATCAAGCACAATCCCGAAACAAAGCAAGCCAACAAGGTTGAGTTCAAGCGTCCCGCAAAAACCCTTGACCGAGTCCTTGCACGTCTTAACAATTAAAATTCAAATTTAGAAAATGGCTACGGTTACTTCTATCACTACTAACTACGCAGGTCAATTTGCGAGTAAGTACATCTCTGCTGCTCTTTTGAGCGCAGACACGCTTGACAAGGGTCTTATTGAAATCCTTCCAAACGTAAACTTCAAAACCACTCTTCAAAAAGTTGCTACTGACGGAATCGTCAAGGACGCTACCTGTGATTTTGATGCCACTTCAACCTTGACCTTGACTGACCGAGTTCTTGAGGTTGAGCCATTCCAAGTTAACCTTCAGCTTTGCAAGAAGGACTACTACGATTCTTGGATTGGTGGTCAAATGGGCTTCTCTGCCTACGATAGCATCCCTGCTTCTTTTGCTGACTTCTTGATTGCTCACGTAGCCGCCAAGACTGCCCAAAAGATTGAGCAGAACATTTGGAACGGAAACGCTGCTTCAGCAGGTGAGTTTTCAGGTCTTATCTCTTTGATGACTGCTGACGCTGACGTTGTAGACGTAACTGCTACGACTGTGACTGCTTCTAACGTCATCACCGAGCTTGGCAAGGTAATGGACGCTATCCCTGCTGCCCTTTACGGCAAGGAGGACTTGACCATCTACGTTCCACAAAACGTGGCTAAAGCCTACGTTCGTGCGCTTGGTGGCTTCGGTACTTCAGGTCTTGGTGCTAATGGTCTTGACAACAAAGGCACTATGTGGTACGGCAACGGAGACTTGTTCTTTGATGGTGTTCGTGTTGCTATGGTCAACGGACTTCCTTCTAACAAGATGGTCGCTGCTCAAACTTCAAACCTTTTCTTCGGAACAGGACTGTTGAACGAGCGCAACGAAGTACGTGTACTTGATATGGCTGACCTTGATGGTTCAGACAACATCCGTGTAATCCTGCGCTTCTTTGCAGGTGTACAGTACGGCATCGGTTCAGACGTAGTTCTCTACTCTTAATCCGACCTAATGTAAATCAAGAGGGGGCTTGGGCTATGCCCTCGCCCTCTTTTTTTAATTCTAATAAAACAAACAAACAATGGCTTGTGATTTAACAAAAGGTCGGGCGGTTCCGTGTAAAGACGTAGTAGGTGGCATCTATGCCGTGTACTTTGTAGATTTCGGTGACTTGGGTACTATCACCCTGACCAACGATGAGGTGACCAACATTAGCGGTACATTCTCTGCATACCAATACTTGGTAAAAGGAAATAGCTCTTTCGAGCAGGCATTCAACTCAAGCCGTGAGAATGGTACTACCTTCTTCACGCAGACGTTGAATCTTACCTTGACCAAATTGACCAAAGAAGACAACAAGGAACTGAAGCTCTTGGCTTACGGACGTCCTTACGTTGTTGTAGAAGACTACAACGGCAACGCCTTCTTGATGGGTAAGAACTACGGAGCTGAGGTTACGGGTGGAACAATTGTAACGGGTGCTGCTATGGGTGACCTTTCAGGCTACACGCTTGTAATGGAAGCACAGGAGCAACTACCTGCCAACTTCATCGCAGGTGCTACGCTGAACAACCCGTTTGCGGGTCTTGCAGGTGCAACTGACACCATCGTAACAGGTTCTAACTCCTAAATAATGAGGGGGGGCGCAAGCCCCCTTATATTAAAATGAGCAAACACATTTTCTCTAAAATCGCTAAGATTGGCGAAGAGGTACGTTCAGCAGAGCCGATGAAGGTTGAATTGGCATTAGTTGATGATATTCGTTCTCGGGCTGCTGCAATGCAAAAAGATTTATCAAATCTTCAATCAATCGTTCGTGAAGCTCTTGATGCGAAGAAGCGAGCTATTTCATTGATGTCTTCGTTGAGTGATACTGTATCTGCTCAACAAAGAGAAATCAACAAGGCAAGTCAATCTATGAAAGAACTTGGTATTGATGATTCTATTTTACAAGCGCAGAATAATCAAGTTGGAGAGATTCTAAATGAGATTCGTAATGCTAATAAACAAATAGGTTTGTAGTATATTAGCTTCAGCAAATCGAAAGAGTGCTAAAGTGATGGGATGGATGAGAGGGCTTCGGCCCTCTTTTCTTTTTCAAACAATTTAACATCGTGAGGTTATTTACTTGAGATGCATATTCTTCAAGTATCGGCTTCGCC